AAATACTTTATTAAATGGAATAGGTGGAAAACTAGACGGCCTTGGAGAATCAATTGGTGAAGGTAATGCCTCTTTAACTTCAATCGACACAAACACAAAATCAACAGCACAAAACACAGACGCAATAGCTGGTAATACATCTGGGATTTTAGACACATTAAGTGAAACTGGTGTTTCTAATACATTTAATCCTGATGCATCAACAAGCTTTTACGAATCATCTTATGAAAATGGTTGGCAGGGTGTTTGGGAAGAAAAAAGCAATTTAATATCACAGACAGGTCTTTTTCAATTTTTACAGCAATTTCGTTTAGGTTCTGGTGGCTCAGCTCCTGAAATGAACATTTGTTTCGATGTTCTTGTTAATCTTGGCTGTAAAACTTTAGATCCAAATTGGGAGAGGTTAATGCCATTTTTACGCATTTGTATATTGATAACAGCCGCTTTTGTTTGTCGTCGTATTATTTTTGGAGGTTAAAATGTTGGATTGGTTAGCAACAACTTGGAACGAATTTAAACAGTTCCTTTGGAGTATAGTTCTATCTTTTTACGAAATTTACAAAGATATATTTACGTGGGTATTTGAGCAGATATTAACTCTTTCACACTTAGCGTTAACTGGTGTTGATTCTTACTTTGATACATTAGATATAACAAGTTACCTCTCAGGTATTCCATCTGGTTTACAGTGGTTTATGTCATCAATTGGTGTACCGCAAGGTTTAACGATGATAATAACAGCAGTAACTATACGTCTATTACTTCAATTAATACCATTTACTAGACTAGGAAGTTAATCATGATTAATGGAATACAAGGCAAACCAGGGGGCGGCAAAAGTTACGAAGCCGTAGTTACCCATATAATACCAACTGTCACAAAAGATAAACGTAAAGTAATAACAAATTTACCTTTAAACGTTGATAAGTTCTGTGACGTATACGGTGAATATTGCAGAGAATTGATAGAAATTGTAGATGGTGAATTTCACAATTATGGGGGTGAGCGCCCATTTTCAAAGAAAGACCATTATTTACAATATGAAAACTGGCAAAACGAGCAAGGCCAAAAAGTTTACTTCTTTATAGACGAGTGTCATCTAGCTATGCCTAGCACGGGAACCGAAAAGGAGTTAACAGAGTTTTTTAGCATGCACCGTCATTATGGTTTCGACATAATGTTAATTACTCAGAACTTTAGAAAAGTAAACCGAGATATAAGAGATATGATACAAATGTCATATCGCTGTATAAAAAAATCTCACATGGGTCAAGATGATAAATATATCTTAAAAGTTCATGATGGTGTTGGAACAACAAACGCATCAGTATTCAGAACTGACGAACGTGTATATGAAAGCCGCTACTTTCCTTTTTATACCAGCCATACTAAGAATAATAAATCTGTTCAGGAAGCTATAACCAAAGATATTAAAAAATGGTATAACCACTGGAGTATATGGGGCGCATTAATTACAGTCCCTTTGGGTATATTTATAATTATTGGCGCTCTTTCAGGTGGCGAAAGCCTTGAAGAAAAAGCAAAAAAAACAAAGGAATTAAAACCATCTGAAACGACAGCTGCACCTGTTATTGCTAAAGAACCTGCTAATAATACTGTTTCACATGCACAAATCCCAATAAACAAAACCGTTTCGCCTCCAAAAGAAACTCCAAAACCTGAGCAGGTTGAACCAGAAAAACAAAAGCACCCATTCTATAAAGTTGCTCTACATATAGCTGGTTGGGGCGAATATACAGAATTAGGAAAGTTAACCAAAAACTATTATTTAAGCGCTAGCCAGAACGGACAGCACATATTTAATTTATCATTAAGGGATTTAATGTTAGCTGGCTATTCAGTAATTGTAAGGTCAAGCTGTATGATAGAAATTAAATATAACTCTTATCATGATTTTTTAACATGCGATTCTCCAAGTGTTGAAGTATTTGATGAAAGTAATGAATTGACAGAGTAGTGAGGAGGGGCCCGCTCGCGGGAGGTGTCCTTACGACACTGTCAATTTATACGCATAACAACCCCGTCACTGGTGACACTATGACTAGAAATCAAAAATACGAACAAAAGCAAAAATCCAAAGGGTTTAAAAAAATAACCCTTTGGATACCTAATGACTCAGAAATTGAGATTAAACAAATGATAGATTTTTTAATCGAAAACCCAGACCATATACCCTATATGGCTCGTAGTGTTAAAACTGGTCGCATGAAAAAGGCGGTTTAACGTACCTATGGCTTAGCCATGTAGACCGCACACAAATATTAATTTAGCATTACTGTAAATCGGTCGTAACTAAGCGTAGCGCAACCCCTGCCCTTAGTTACTCTATACCGCGCTTGCGCCCCTGATAAACCTATTCGGACTCTAATAATGATTTTGCATTGAGATTTTTTAAAAAGGAGCAAAAATCACAATGTTTAAATCAGAATTTCATAGACAGTTTTTATCACTTTTTGGTTATGATTATGCAATGGCCGCCAAGGAACTCGGGGTAAGTGAACGCCAAGCTAGGCGCTATTTAAATTCTGGAAAAGCTAGTAAGCCAGTTGAAAAATTGCTTAATATTATTTATCGCGGTTATTTACCTCCATCTGGTGCATGGTCTGATTGTAAAATATCTATACATGACAATACAATGTCTACACCGTTGGGTAATGTTAAACCATCAGATGTTCAAATGGTTCATCGTTATAAATGGTCTGCCAGACAATCAGAGGGTATGTATAAAAAACTTAAGGAGCAAAACAAAACTCAGGACAAGTATTTATCCGATTTACAGAGCCAATTACTAGAAATAGTTGGAGAAATTTCTGAACGTACAGGGAGTTAAAATGAATATAAATTATTTAAAACTATATTTTTGCCTTACATTATCCAGTTTAACAACGCTTGCTATTGTAGAAGTATATTTTTCCTATCAATTGCATTTATTTGAAAAAGAAGCTAAAGCACTAGCTATTAAAACTGAATATGAAACTAAAGCCGCTGCTGCAAGATTAAAATTTGCTCCCGAAAAACAGCAAAAAATTAGCGCTCAGCGCTCTTCAGTTCGTGCAGCTAAACAACGAGAAATAAATAACGCTCGTAAAACTAATAATGAAATATGTAATTTTTGGCGTGGTGAATATCAAGAAGCAAGAACCGATAGAAATAAACTAATGATGGATGGTGCTTGTGAGCGAGCTAGAAACGACTGACAAACTGTCTAAGTTGAAAGTTTTACTAAGCATATAATAAAAAAGGGCTTTCTGCCCTTTTATCATTTCTTACATACCGTAATTTATGGGCTATCGTCGATACCGCAAAGGCGGGGTCACTACTTGACCAGTTAAGCTCGCGGCTGCAAGAATTCCCGCAATACAGGCAGCGCTAATCTTTTTTACAATATCAGACCAGATTTTACCTTCTTCTTTAGTTTTTGATTTCTCAATAGCTAAATTAAGTAACGCCTCTTTTTGATCCATTCCAATTGTATTCGCCATAAAAATACATTGATTCGCCGTCAAATGACGCGTGCCTTTTTTAATTTGTGACATATTTCCAGAGTTAAATTCCTCAAAATCAGAAATAACTTGTTTATCCTGACTGTAACCCATGAAATTTTTATACTTTTCAATTAGTTTGTAACTGAAGTTCATACTCTATCTCCTCTCTAATTTAATTATAACTGTCAATCTTGATAAATAAAAAGTTGACAACTGTCAATACTGACCGCTAGACTCCAAAAACAATCAAGCTTGACAGCTTGTCATTTTAGCAGGGAAATATTTATGAGCTTAGAAATATTACATGACTTAAACAAATCACTTTCTGAATATTTGCTAGATAACTTTTCTATCTCAATCACCGACCCTGTGACAATGGTTATTTTTTCTGCCACATACCTTTTTATGGTTCTAATGGCCTCGTTAGTCATAAACATAATAACTAAAGATACCTATTGTGATGAGGTTTCAAAATGAACTCGTTATCTAACGCCCAATTTGCTCAAGTTTTCCCGCTAAATACTGCAATGAATTTAACGGCGAATTTGCACCCTGCGAACACTGCAAAAGACGTTTTCGAGAACCTTTCTAAGCCAATGAAAGAACGTTTTTTTGACTTTGAATCATGGCGAAATCGCATTTTTGAACGTCATTCAAACCTTGCTCATATGCTTAGCACCGGTTACTTTTTGGCTGAAAAATTCAATAATTTAGCTGAAGCAAACAAGCGTTTAAAATCTGCTGATACTGTTTTAACCCTTGGGAATTTTAAACACGGTCATATAAATTTATCTTGTTCAGACGATGAATTATGCGAAATTGCAGAGCAAAAAGCCCGTTATTGTGAGCTGAAAATAAGTAAAAACGGCCACACTTTATCTGTATTTAACATCCTGGTTAAATACTTAAATTCCTTTGATATTCAAGAGCCTGAATTAGTTTCACCTTATTGCACACACTTTGCAGCTGACTCTTTAACAGGTATTTTGAATCGCTTTGCCGACCCAATTTTCTGGCGTCGTAAATTACGTAAAATCCAAGCGTTTACTATTGAGCAATTAGCGCGGGATTTAAGACTCGTACATAAAAAAGCGAGTGCTTATGTATCACAACCAACCATCCAGAACCGCCGAGAACGTAAGCGCAAATCAGCCGAAATAATGTCTGATTTATTTGTTGTTCCAAACGATGCAAACCCGTTTGATGAGTTCGAAACACTGCAATCAATTATTGAACGTTCGCATACATCAGGCAAACAACAAGCGGCTGAATTAATGGTACGTATTCGTGGTTTTGAAGAACTGGCAGACATGCACGGCCATCGCGGCGAGTTCTATACTTTATCTGCGCCTAGTCGTTTTCATGCAGTTCACCATACTGGCAGACCAAATAATAAATATGATGGTTCAACACCCCACGACGCTCAAGAATATTTTAACGGTATTTGGAAACGTGCCCGCGCCCTATTCTCTAAACAAAATTTACGCCCGTATGGATTTCGCGTTGTTGAACCTCATCATGACGGTTGCCCTCATTGGCACATGCTTTTATTTATGGAAAAAGGCGATGCAATTCAAGTTCGCGCAATCATGAAAAAACTGTGTACGGAAGATACACCTACCGAATTTAGAACAAGCACCACCCGCTTTAAGGCTATTACGATTAATAAAAGTAAAGGCTCTGCTGCTGGTTACATCGCTAAATACATCACAAAAGCTGTGACTGGTGACAGCATAGATAAAGTGATTTGCTCTCAAGCGGGTGAAATGAAAATACTTCCAGCTGATGCCGCAGAACGTGCATCTACTTGGGCGAGTACATTTGATATTAGACGTTTTCAGCAAATTGGTGGCCCTTCGGTCACTCTTTGGCGTGAACTTAGACGATTAGGCCAAGGCGATACTGGCAAATGTGAGGTTGCAAACGCGATGAATACAACACTAGATACAGTTTCAAAATACGCACTTGAAAAGGTACGCCAAGCCGCTGACTCATCGGACTGGAAAGCATTTTGCCTTGCAATGGGTGGCGTACAAGTTAAACGCAAAGACCAAACGTTACGCATTCACTACCAGCTACCCGATATTGTTGACCGTATCACTGGGGAAATTAGCCGCAGCGAAACCAAATCACCCTACTTTGCTACTAAATACGGTGACCAACCAGCTAATAGAATTTTGGGTGTTGCATGGGATGCTGTTGTTGTTATTACACGCCGTGGTACTACCCAAATACTCACAGAAAAAGACATTAAAGCACAACGAAAAATTATGTGTGGAGTCTCTGAACAAATACAAGGTTGGCATGATGACGGGCGCTTATTTGCCCCTAGTGATGCTGATATGCAGTTCCTTGAATCGTGTGTTTTGGAAGATTATCAAAACATGTGTTTATTCATGGACTATGAAGCTTTGGCTGGCAACATTTCGAGCGACGAAGTCGTGAGCTTGGACTTGTGTCATTAACTGTAACTATTAATAAAATTAAACACTATTGGAGAAATCATGAATATTGAAGGCGCTATTACAGATCTAGTAAAAGTTAACCGCACAGACGATAAAGGTGCTCCCCTGCCTACAACTGGCGAGTTTAAGCTACACACTAAAAACCCTGCTCAGATTTTATCTGTAAAGGTATCTGCTGACCAATTCAATGATGGTACTTATCAGCAGCTAGAAAATTTGCAATCAGACCCTAATGGCTGGGGCTTAAAGCCTGTTTTACTCAATATTGAATATTACGAAGGTGCAAATGTAGCACGTCAAATGGATTGGAAAGGTTTCCGCTTACATAGCTTACCTACAGAAACAAAGCAGGTTAAAAGCTAGTTATGCAATGTATTTATCTAAATGCTGACGGCACATTAACCGCAACTAGTGAAACACTCGAGCAATGTTCTGGTTACGTTCTTGTACCTTCACATGATGCGTCTTCATATGTTGAAAGCATTCAGATAACGGCTCTGGATATTGCAGAGTCATTTACTTGGGGCTTCGGCTTCATCATATTTTTTGGCTTCTTATCGTACAAAGCGAAGGTTGCCAAAATGGTTATAAAACAACTTTAAAATTAAGGAAATTATCATGGCTGAAATATTCGCAGCAGTAGACTTAACAACAGTAGCAGCATTCGTTACAGGTGCAATGGTTATCGTTGTTGGTGTAGCAATGGCGTTTAAAGGTGGCATTTTAGGTAAACGTGCTATCAAAGCGGTTTAAATCAAGGAGTTAATCATGGGCGGCCTTATTGTCGCCCTTATCCTCACTATTATAGCGATGATAGGGGCTTTAGCTGGTTTTATAGTTTGTCGAAATTTCGGTTGGGGATAACTGCCAATGAAATATCTAATTTTTACACTGGCGCTTATTAGCGCTTTTTTTGTTTCTAGTGTTTATTCAGTAGAGCCAGACTTAACAGATTTACAATATCCAAAATCCGAATCTCAGCACTGTGTAAAAGCTTTTGGAAAAGAGGGCTGTTCAGACACATTACGTGACGCAATCTATGAGGCCTGTGAAGCTTACAGATCTGTTATATCTTTACCAGAAAATACCTCATCACGACGCTATACAAAAAATGAATGTTATTATAAAAACGATTCTGTAACTACTCGACCAGAAATTGCTAATTACGCAGAAGATAAAAACCCTTATTGTCCGGGTGGCTGGTGCAGTGAGCAACGCATAGGAAATAGCCCAATTTCTTGGACAGACCAAATAGAAAAGATTGTATATTCTTGCCCACCAGATATGCATCCACTTCACAAAATAGCAGTTCCTAGAAATCCTGTACCAACTGACCCAAATCAACCCACATACGATTGTGCTAAACCCCTTATTGAAAATCCAGAACCAGACAATAAATGTGATGAATTTGGAAATAACAGTTTTTTACCTCCAAATGGAACACAAGTACCAACAGGCGGTTCTGTTTGTCACACCGATTCAAACGGCAATCAATGCTCGTATAAAAAAAACGACCTAGGTGATGGTTTTACTCAAACAGGCTCTGAATGCACAAATGAAGATACACCATATGGCGACGAACCTGACATTGAACCAGATCCAAACGACCCAGATAAATGCGCCGTGGTAGGTTCACTAGAGTTCTTTGCTGTCTGCCCCGTGGATCCAAATGAAGCATGTAACCAATTACAAATTAATAATGACATTGTGCATCAGTGCCCAAGTGGTTGCGGTTCAGTCAACGGTCAATATGTTTGTGCACATAAAGATGACAACGCAAACGGAATACCGGACAAAGATGAAAACCCAGACCCAGAAAATCCAGATCCAGAAAACCCAGACCCAGAAAACCCCGACCCAAACAACCCAGATATGACAGAAACAAATAATAAGCTTGATTCAATTGGTAATAGCATTGATGGATTAGGTTCAAATATTGACGGGCTGGGTTTAAAAATTGATGGCACAAATACTTTATTAAATGGAATAGGTGGAAAACTAGACGGCCTTGGAGAATCAATTGGTGAAGGTAATGCCTCTTTAACTTCAATCGACACAAACACAAAATCAACAGCACAAAACACAGACGCAATA